ACAGTTCGCTCATTCATAACGTCAAAACTAGAGCCAGTACTATCTAGCAATCTATTAAGTAAAGCATCGGCAATCTGTGTTCGTTTGTGGATGTGGATTGGAATAATAGAAAAAACGTCACCGGGTTGTGGCTGAGACGTAAATGGATCTTCTGTAGTGATGTATCCATTTAATTGATTGTAATCAGTAACTGGAACTGATTGACCAGAACAAGTACCAGTCGTAAAAACAATTGTCTGTTCGTTATACGTATCATCTAGTGCGGACAAGTTTGTACTAAACGTGGTGTATGTGGCGACTACAGTACTAGTTACCACGCCAGTAATACCAGTGTATACAGAAGCTAGGTTGTCAAGCAATTTGCCAAAACTATCAGCAATAGTATGACCACTAGCAATCTCGTCCCACACAGCGTCAGCTACTTCGGCAAGAAAGGTTGCATCAGTAGCTGCATCCGTAATGACATTATTCTGAAATTGATGCACGTTTGCCGATACGTGATTTTGACCATTAACTTGTATCTCACTTGTTGGAGATGAAGCCAATGTTCTTACTGTTCTTGCACCAAAAGTATTTGCTGTAACGTGTGATGAAAGCAGCGCATTCCATACAGCATTTGCAATTGATGGGTATCTATTTTCAATACTAAACTGAAATAACGGCACGTTGACTGTTTGTGTGTCAATTACAGCACCAACAAGTACTACAACGTAATCGTTTCCTGCTGCGTAAAATCCAGCGTCAGTGTTATTGCTAAGGTCAATTGATAAACCACTTAGTCCAGTGACGCTGTCAAACCCACTTGTGTCAGTTATTCCTGCTACAGAGGTTCGCTCGGTGACAGATGTGTTTTTGTATACGCGAATTGCCCCGGCTGTCGTGCGGTTAACTGATGCTCCGGTAGATGCATTAGTGCCAAAGAAATAACGGACTGTACTGTTGGCTACAAAGTCACCGATGTATGGAATCAATTTATCAACCTCCCACCTATGACAGGTCCACCGCCGGATGCACCAGCAGATTGCGTAAAGTCAGTAACGTCTAAACTCATTGCATATCGCACTGTTCCAGATTCAGTCCACGTTGTTAATGAAGAATCAGCTTCAAGGCCAAATGATGGAATATCTGATAGGCAGTTGGCATCTTGTGATCTATTAAACGTAAATCTGCCTAAATCAAAATTATTTCCAGTAGCATAAATCCCAACGGCATACTTGACACCTGTTGTTAATGTTTGTGGAGAACTAAATGGAATGTATACTGCGCCGTTTGCCGTTGACACCGCATTAGTGAATGATGGAACACCACCATCGGCAATCTGTGTCGATGAAATCAAAGTAGGTGGATAGGATGTTGCGTTATATAAACGCAAAGAAGCAGTAAGAAAATTATTTTCAGCACCAAACGGAAGCAATATACCTTGTAAAAGACAAGTTGACCCCATCGATGTTGGTATTGTAAACGCTGTGCCTGAAAACGCATTAGTTCGACCCGTAGATGTTGATGACTGTACTGGATAACCATAAGACTCTGTTGCTGATGCAACACCCCACCTAAACGGGCCAGTATTTTGCGTCCATGTCCTAGCAAATGGCTGACCAGACATCAATGTGTAGTCACGCTTACTTTGATCCTGTGTGCTAACAAGAGATAATCCACCACTCCATGTTCCATATGTTTCTAGGCCTATAGCAATTGTAGTTCCTCTCGTAATAACTTGTGGCGTAGTAAGGTTCCACCATACAAAAGTTGGTTGTGTAATACCTGCTGTCACACTAATTGGGTTTGGATCTGTATATATCTTGCTAGTTAATGGATTTGCTGGTAAGTCTTGACCTTTTACATATTGCCACATTGCAATACGCACTGGTGGTGTGCCACTAGAACTTCCAACACACATTCCAAGTTGCGTAACGGTCATGGTTTTTTCTGCTGTAAATACATTTACAATGTATTGACCAGCAGCAGTAAATGTCCATTGAGAATATCCAAATGGAGGCTGGTAACCAGTGCTGTAACGACCAAGGAAATTTATTATCACGTAACAACCACCCAGTTGTTATCAGGATCACTAATAGATAATGATGCAGTTTTGCCATCAACGCGTTGTTCCGAATAGTCCATAAGAAGGAGTGTTCGCAACAATAAATACAATTGTGATGACAACACTGTGCAATATTGTTGAAATGATTCATTATTGTCAAAAACAAGAGATTCAGAATCATTCCACCAGATGACAATACGACCATCTGTCAATTCATCTACTCTGTGTAATTGGGCAGATGCTTCGTAAGTCATTCACTTACCTTCTTCAATGCTTTTTCAATTATGATATTAAATGCCTGTACAGTGCGTAAGCCTAACGTGCCTAACAAAAAAGACAAGCCAATCATTTCATGTGGCTTGTCCCATCCAAGTTTTGCTGCAACCAGAGGAGTCAGATAAATAGCAGACGCAGCTCCAGACAGAACAGTAACTATCCCCTGCACAACTGATTTAATTTTTGGCCAGTCGGTTCCAATTACAGCACCAATTAATCCAGCCAGTAATTGATTTAAATCAATATGCAGTTTATCCATCGATGTCCCTCGTCGTTTCGCTGACACGTCTCACCTCCGGTAGTTTAACTGAAAATACTGGTAGGTTGCTATCTTGTCGCATGAAGAAGGCAATCAACGCAGTTGTCATAGCCGGTATACCAGCCCTGATGCCTTCTATGCTACACAATAATAAACTGCGTGTCACCATGCCAAATGACGCATTCTCTGGAACGTGCATGGCCTTCCAAGCCGAATCAAACTCAGGCGCAGCAGACGCAACGAATGCGCCAAGTGCTAAAAGGAATAATCGACCCCATGCAATATTCATTTTATTTACCTGCTGGTGCTACTGGTGGTATTGCAAACAATGCTCCGGGAGTTTTGTATGATGTGTCTAATTGTGCCCATAATGTCATACGCGACATGTCGTACCAGTCTTTCCAGAATGCACGACCAACTAATGATGGATCATCGTAGTTCTTCATTGCTATCTTTGCAGCAGCATATGCTGGTAACGCTTTAAGTAATATGTCGTCCGGAGCAAATGTAAACGTGCCAGATCCAGTAGTAATAGGTGTAGCTATTATCGCTCCCGTGACTGCAATTGTGACAGCAGATGTAGGTTTTGGATACAAACCAATTTGGTGTGGACCATTACGATACCAATAAGCTGGTGTGCCTGATTCATTTAAATAGTTGTAACTATAAGCTTGTAGCTCTTGCTCACCACACCTAGTCAGTGGAGTCGATGCAATTGTTACTAATTGTGGATACCAAAGATCGGTATCAGCAAATGAATTCACACGAGATGTTGTTGACGCAATACTAATTGATCCTTGCAAATAACAACACGTGCGTGTCATTTCAATGGCAGCTTCATTAATATAGTCTAGTATGGTGTCATCAGATGAAACTGTAGCAGCCCCACCAACACCAGTAGCTAATTCACCAACAACACTAGCATCTGTCTCATTAAGTAGCTTAAGTGTTTCATTTCGTAATACAGTAAAGCCGAGTGCCATTAGACTGACCTCCGTACATACATAGCAGCGTTAGACTCTATGTGACCAAGTCTATCAAGGTATTCGCCTTTATATATTGTCATTCCATCCATATCACGCAACTGCATCGCACGTAGATATAGAACATTATATACAAGGCAGTCGTGAGCCATTTCTGGTAATGGACATTCTGTAGTATCAGTATTTGGTACAGGGTCGCCGTTAGAATCGTATTGCCAGTAATCGCCCGGTTGCGCGTAACCCTCAATTAATAAACCATTAGTAACGCTTGAACTCGGTGGTGGCATTAACACAATCTTGTTCATTCCGTGAACAACACAAAATTGTGGAACATATTCAGCTTGCATGTTTCTGTAGTCATCAAGAATCTGATCACTAAAACTAGCAAGTTTAATTTCAGTGTAATCGCCGGTTTCGTCTTTGATCCGGATTACTCTGATCTTGTAAATGTCAGGGGAACAATAGTCGCTTGTTCCCCCGACGGTAGAAAGATATCGCCGACCAACATAACAGTCAGTCTTTCTGGCAATATCGTTAGTTGCCTCAAGGATAATGTAATCTAGGCCAAACGGATCTCTGTCATGTTCTCCACCAAAATAGTGGCGACCAAGCATACGAACCTTTTGTTTAATTTGACCTAGATTCATAATTTACTCCTTAGACAACTGCGCCGATACGGCTATTTGCAATGTAAGCGTCGCGGATAGCAATGATGCCACCTGCTGCACCATTGCTGGTACATGCTAATCGCAAATATGGACGAGCCGTCGGGCCAATTGGAATGACAAACTGTCGTCCAATATCCGATGTACGCAACTTAATAAACTGAATAGTAGCCGTACCGTTAGAGGCATAGACACTTCCAGATACCATTGCGTTATTAACAACAGGTGCTGGTTGACTACTTAATGGGCGGAGTGTAAAAGTTGTAGTGCTTGGAACACTAGCAACTTCAGATAATTGCCCAACAGCTGCAACAGCCAACGAAAACGCTGGGCCGTATTGTCCAGTACCAGCAGTACTAACATACACAATGTCGCCAACTGCGAAACCGTGTGCAGCTGCACTTGTAAACACACCGGCAGCAGTAGCTGCGTTTGTAACAGCAGGTGTACCAGCTGCAACAGTTGTTGTTGGAACGTTAGTATCAGCAGTACCAACAGTAACCCAAGTAATCAGGTCAGTAGATGCCTGAACACTAAATGTTTGTGATGTAACAGTAGAAGCAATTGTTGCGTCTACGATTGCAAACAAATCATTGCGGTTCGAGTTGCCGGGTAATACGATACCGCCTGCGTCTGGCGTATCTTCAGCGTACTGTGGACGACCAAGAACAGCAGTCTTGGACCAACCGCCATATGCCAAAGGACACGATGTAGCAACGGTTGCAGCTGCACCGGGCGAGAATGCACCATAGTAACTTACTACGTTAGCTCCGGGAGCTGCAGCAATAGTAGAAGTACCAAGAGTTCCCGTACCAAATAAAAACGAAAGTTTAAGATCTCTAGCCATAATAATCCTCCTTACGGATTAGCAATGCGGACACCCAAGCGACCAATAGCGCGAGTGTTCTGTGCCATTAAGCCACAACCCCATTCAAATAGGACATTGTGCATAATTCCATTTTCCTGTGACTTACCAAGGTAATCAGGCTTTAACGGCTTTGGCTGCCATCCTTCAAGATATCCATTGCCATAACGTACAGCATAAATAGTTGTAGCGTTTGCAACAGAAACAGTTGCTCCAAGCGAGTCTTGCCAAGAAACAGTTACGTTCGTTGGAATGACAGGGGTTAGACCATCTGCCTTACGTCCTACGACACGTACCTTTGCGTTCTTGAATTGTTCTACTGGGCGGTCAAAGTTATCTTGAGTTGTATCAAAACCAGAACCAAGTCCCATGACGCGAATAGCCATTTCAAAATGGCGCTTCGTTTGCTCATTCATATAAAGAACAATGCCATCGCCATCTGGAGCAGACATGTTGTCAAAAAGGTTTTGAATATCGTGCATCAAACGGTTTGCAGCACCAGATCCAGCAGTTGCACTTGAAGTTGCAAGCAAGTTGCCAAATTCAATGTTTGCAGTGGATGCAATATTCATGTCAGATGCAATATCAAACTGCTGCCAGTTGTCAAGGCGGTACTTAAGTCCGGGGAAACAGTCAGGAGTATTACCAGCAACTAAACTCGTAGGGTCGTTGTTTACGAATTTGTCATTGAAGTCATACGCAAAACCTTCCATGAACATCTTGACCTGAGCGTCTACAGGATCAACAATTGCATCTGGCTGATCAAGAAGAACGTGGTCAACAGTAATCATGTTACGCATTAAGAACATCTGCTCTTCGTACGACTTTGGCTTACCCTTTACAGCTTGTGGCTGGGAGTTAATTCCAGTCCACGTAGGAGTAGGAATACCAGAGTTCGTGTAGCGCAGACCAATCTGGCGTAGCGATGGGGATGTGTAGAATGGGATGTCCTTGACTGCATTCCACGTTTGATGAAGAGATTTGGTGATCTCCTTGACCATAGGATCGTTCGATAAGATCGCCTGATCTGCAAGGGTCAAAGCACCGTTAAAGTCAATAGCCATTTAAGGCCTCCTTTATCGAATACCAAGCATTCTTGAGAATATGCCACTTGAACTCTGGCGAACAGGTTCAGTTTGGCGGACTACGGGAAGAGCTGAATCAGCTGTACTAATTGGGGTGGGAGCACGTCGTTGTTTGGCAACCATTTCTGCCAACTCAGGCACCATGCTTTCAATTAGGCCTTCAACTTGATTATGAACATGTTGAGCTGCTTCTCGTGGAGACATACCTGCATTCATCAAGTTGTCTACCATTTGAGTTGCTCTACGAGCATATGGAAATTCTGTAAAAGCAGCATTGCGCTGCTGTTGCATTAGAACGCCATTGACTTGCTGATTTAGTTTGTCGTATCTGTACTTCGTAATTTCAGCTTCGGCTTGTGCTTCTGCTAGTTGCGGATCAAGATACTGGTCATTTTGAGCAGCTAACCATTTTTCACGAATTTGTTGTTCGTACTGTTGTTCTTGCTGAGCCTCTAGTGCTTTGCGTACATCATCAGCTGAGTTAAAACCATTTTCCTCAAACTGCTTAATTACGTCTGCCCATTGGTCAAACTTAGATTGAACTTCGCGTCCAACTTTGGCTTGCTCGTTAACTTCCCTGAATCTTTCATAAGGAACAGCTTCAGGCTCAGTTCTACCTAGATTATCCATAAGTCGCTGTCGAACTTCTTCTTCAGCGCTGTATAGATCTAAAGCAGCATTCCACTCATCGTCATAATTGTCATCACCATCGGTGTCTGCGTATGCCTGACCTTCAGAATCGTTTAACGCCCATTCCTGATTATCGCCAGTGGCGGCCTGACGTACATGATCAATTAGTGCAGAACCAACGCTTGTTTCGCCCGTCGCCGCTGCTGGTGAGTCAGCGGTTCGCATCACCATCTCTTCGGACATTTACAATATACCCTCATTTTCTTGCATTGTGCCAACGTCTTCCATAGGCATGGTTTCTTCCATTGGCATACCGCCTCCTTGTTGTCGTTGCATAATTGCTTGACGTGCCTCGTCTGGATTGAACATATCCCCTTCAGGTAGTTCTTCTTCCATTTCTGGCATTGGAGGCCTTAGCTGTGGTTCACCCATACCCATCATCCCACCCGTGCTACCTAAACCAGATTCCATGTCATCTGGCTCATCTTGCGACTCAAGACCAGCCTTAGCTGTTAACAGAGTAATATCTGCCTCTAGCTTTGCCTGAATCTCTGCACGTTTCTTCGCAATTTCTATTTCAGCCTTTGCTTGCTCAGCTTCTATATCAAATGATGGTTGCTGTTGTTGTTGAGACTGAGCTTGCATTTCCATTTGTGCTTGCATCATTTCTTGCTGCTGCACCTGAGCTTGCTTAATTTTGTTCTGCTGTTCTTCTAAGTGGTTTAGGATCTTTGATGCCTCTGGCATATTTACTAACTCAATGAACAACTTATTTGTATCTGGATCAGCTGGATCTCCGAATACTCCCATCTGGCGTAGTGTTGCATATTTCTGCAACCTAGCTTCTGGGCCATCATCCATAGCAGAACCCGGAACATATACAATCCTGAACTGACCTCCGTTACGAATAGCATCAAAGCGCATAACACCTTGCTTAAGCTGGTCGCTTGGAGCGTTTTCTTCTTGCATATTTCCTACAAATGGGACAATAGCAAACTGCTGTACAAGTGATACTTCCCACTCTTTAATCTTGTAGTTGCTAATTTCTATGTCAGCTCGAACAAACGAGTGTTGTGTGTTGTCCGCTTTTTGCAACAATCGTACTGCTTCGGCTGGCGTACCAGCTTGAGCCATACCTTGGCTGACATCATGTAGGCCAGCTACATCTGCCATATCCTTTTCAATAAATTGAAGTATTGGGAATATGTCACTACCGACTCCCGGAGACCTTACAATCTGAGGTGGTTGAGATCCACGATCGTAGTAGATTTTTCGGTACACGCGGTTTGCATCGTCAATGGTGTCGCTCTTATTGTCAAATGCATCTGCGCCAATCTTACTAAGTCGCTCAACCATGATGTAGTCTTTTTGACCCTCAAATTGCTCAAGGAGTTTAGACCACAGTCTGTTGTACATTAACTGTAGCTGCGTAAGATCAAAGCCAAGACTGTATCCGTATGGCGTACCTGCGCGTGGCTGCCATCGCAAAGGAATGAACGGAAATGAGTCACGCTTCTCATAAGGCCAGATGCCAGCATACAGAAGTTGTGAGTTTGTAGATACTATGTAACGACCTTTAGGATAAAGAGCACTAGGCTTTTCCCAATATTCGTACACAGTTGCAGCATGTTTTCTTGCATCGTAACTTGTCTGTCTTGCTGGGGTTGGATTTGTGTATCCGAATCCGCTTCCTGCTGCGCCATCAAGATAATTGTCCACATAACTAGCATTGTGTCCGGTGAGTGCATCTGCTTTTACTCGCTTTCCGATTTCACCGTATGAGTCAACAAACCAACTCAACGGTTTAACCATTGCATGAATAAGCCAGCGCACATCATCGTCTTGCTTAGCTGTAGGATCAAGATAAACATCAAATGCTGGAAGGATTTGCTCAACAACATCACCAGCATCAAACTGTTTATGGCCAACTACTTCTTGACCAGAAACATCGTAAAGTGGAACAACTTGACTTTTATTGCTATCCCAAAATATCTTTAAATAGCTGGTACCACACACACATGCCCAGCGAACACGTTCTTTTAATTGCGTTTCTCGCCCAAACTTCTTAGCGTAATGCTTGATGATAAAGTTGGCTTCATCCGCTGCTGTTCGATCACGGTCACTTTCTGATAGTGGAACAGCACTAGCGTCTGGGCTACCTTGCGTAAGCTTGCCAACAACTCCGTCAATAAGTGGACGCATTTTGTTTACAACAACATAACGGGTTGGCTCTTTGTGATTCTGTAATCGAACAAGGTTACGGGCGTTACTGTTAATCCTAAACCATTGTCGGCCTTCAAAGAACGCAACTGACAGCGCCCATTCAGTTTCCATCTCCTGTCTAGCACGTTGCGCAGTTTCAAATTGACCTTTTACAAAATCGCAAACTTTCATCGCCTCTGCTGGTGTTTCAGCAGGTAGGACTTGCCAGTCTTTTTCTTCTTGGTCTAAATTTAAATTTTCTGACTCATTTAGTTTTAGGTTGTTTAGTTTTTGTGCGCCTATTGTTCCTTGATGCTCTGGAACTTTGAACGCCGTCATTTCGGCATTTTGTACACCACCGCGTAACATGTTGGCTAACTTACTAGGATCAATAAGCGATTTTCTCATAACCAGTCACCTGTCTTCTTTATCTCGTTTACTATCTTCTCTACTCGTTGATCCTTCAGTTCTTTTAAAACTTCATACATCCAGACCAATGTAAGAATTCCAAATAAAGCCTCAGCCACATCTCGAACTTGCATTAAATCCAATCCTTTGATTGACGTTCATTCATCCAACTCGGCATGTTTTCTCTATTGCGAATTCTTTCAGATCTAATCTCAGGACATTCTACTGGATATTTCCTCCACATAGCCCCATACCTCATGCTGTCAATCGCGTGGTCATTCTTAGTGCCGTTGTCAATTTCATCTGGATCTCTAGGTGAGGCCATTGTTTTTTCCAACTGTTTAATAATGTTTGGGCATTTACCACGAACAATCTGTAGTTTAGGTCTGCGTTTACCAGCCACAAATTCGGATGCATCTAGCATCTCTTTCATCTGTGCCCACCCTGCTTTTCTATCCTTGACTGCACGAACACAAGGTAGTCCCATGTTCCACCAAACCTCAACAGGGTATTCACCAATCCGTTCTTCTATCTTTGCTGGTGGAAAGGTATTAGCCCAGTCAAACGCAATTGCTTCAAGCTTAGTCGCCCATTGATTACGATCTTTGGATACACACGTAGCTAATTCAAACTGCTCAAGCATTTTTGCTACTTCGTTAGCCTGACTAGAACTAACATGGCCAGCCTCATACCATTCAGATAGGAGATATACATTTTCTCTCTCATCAGATGCAAATAACAATGTACATGCTGGTGCGCCAGTACCGTAGTCGTGACTTGCCCAAAATCTCCACCAAGGTTGTATTTCGACATGGTCAACGACATGCCATGGATTCCCTTCACTGTCAAATTCCTTAAACTGTGGGAAGAACCTACCACCAACACCAACCTCATGTTGGCATTCACGCAAGAATGAGGTTAATCCAAATGTGTCAATCTCATCTTGGCAGACCTCTATACTTTTGTGTTTCCATGCAGCAGTGCCACCAGTAATCTTATAACCAACACGACCGTTATCACGCTCACATGGTTCGTATTTCAAATCCCATATCGCTGGTACCTTTGGAGATTGAATACGATTCTGTAGCATGTCAATTTCGCCAGACAAAGTACGAGTCATTACACTGTTGCTATGAATAGCGTTCTGGACAAATATAACTGCGCAATCAATACTTCTGGCTGGAAGGATTGTTGCAGTCATCGTTTTAATCTTTTTCTCAACTCTATCAACAGAGTCATCAAGCTCATCAATGTCGTCAAAAATAATGATGTCAGGACGTAAATGGTCAAGCTTAACACCGCGAGCGCCGGTGTCCAAACCAAACGCAAGAACATTGAATCCATTTGCTGTGCGGAGTTTACTTGCACTCCATCCCTTTGAAAATCCATATTGGTTTACAGCTCGTTCAATCCCACACTTCTCCATTGCACTAGCAATGTCATTTACGTGTCTGTTAGCAGCATCTTGTGTATGGCATACATATAAGGCAAATCGTCTCGTAGCCTTTACTGCTAACCTAGAAATAATAAGTTCAACCGTTGTTGATTTTCCTCCACCGCGAAACCAACATTCTATTAACGCTGGAGCAGACGCACCGGGTTTGAGCTTTTCCGCCCAATCCCACGCACGTATATGGTGTTCTCCTAAATCGGCATTAGCTGCATGTCTAGCATAGGAACGCAACCATTGCTTGTAATCCAACTCTGATCCCGTAATCGGTATTGCTTTACCACTGTCAAAATCACCCAACTGAAGTGTTGTGTCAAGTTCTTCTTCAAGGGCTTGCAGTAAACTTACAGACAATGATTTACCAGATTGTATAAATGGTTTAAGTTTACGAGGTGTCAGTGACTTGCCAATACTAGACTTCATCTACAACCTCCACGTCAATAATGTCTTCTTCTTGATATTGCCTTAGTAGTTTCCCAATGCCAGATTTAATAGCATTCATTTCTTCAGCATCTTTTACACTCTTTTTAATTACATCTAAAACTTGCATAACCAAACTATATGCTTGATCAACCTCAAGAATGTAGGACTTACTCTGTAGCATTTTTTGTTCTGTTTCTACAATAAATGCTCTTTGTTTAATCAGATCTATTAAGCTGTCAGATGCTTTAGTTGCATCAGCACCTTCAGTAACACTAGTGTCGAGTGCTTCAATTAATTTGCCAACTTCTTCAAAGTTACTGTTTCGCCATTCAGTTTTCAGAGCCTTTACTAAACCTTTGGTCTCAATGTAGTGCTCTGTTGTAATACCTTCGCTAATTGCTTCAGCACGTATATCAAGTAGTGCAGTTATATATGCAGCGTCATCCTTGAGTGACCAAAGATCTGGATCATCTCGCAGTTCGCGTATTCTTGTCAAAAGTTTTGGCGCAACAGATGAAAATCGTTCTCGATTCATCCCATGCAATCCAGTTTTGAATGTAGGTGAATTTATATTACGTGTTGCTTTTGATACATGAAATCCACATAGGGTATGTCCTTCCATTGCATTTCTTTTACACTGATGCTTTTCTCCATGCCGGGTAAAAGTTGCAATGCATCTTTGATTTACTTTCTGTAATTCACTCATACTTTAGAATACTGTAAGTAATCACTTTTTAATAGGTTGTTTTTTCTGTGGAATTTTATTTTGTTGAGGTTTTCCAGTAAATAAGTCGGCTAATGCATGTATCGCTGGCGTTGCATATTTCACTGGAGTGTTTATTGCGTCTCCAAATTTAGAAATGCCAGTCATTCCTTTTTCATACATAGGGTTTTCTATGACCTGCTTTGCAATGGGTTTTAGTAGTGGGCCATACATTTTTAACCACATTGCTCGATTTACTGCATCAGGATTGTTATTTACTATTGATTCATCATCTTCAATTTGTTTTCTTAATTCGTAGTCACCAAACATATTGTATGCACTATCAATGCCAAGATTGATATATGGAGCAGCCCCACCAGTAAATTGCGCAGTTAAATAATCTTGCAATGCATTTCCGCCGATTTGCGACAAACCATATGTAACTGCTTTTTCTCTTTCTAAAGGATCATCTGATGCTAACCCACGCAATGTTGCATCAATGCCACCAACATAGGGCATCACCCCCATTAGATTTGCTGCTAATGGGAGTGTCTTCCTTACCGTTTTACCTAAAGGTGTTTTACTTTTTTGCTGCATTTCCATCTCTCACTTGTTGGGATAGATTACTTCTAACTCGATCACCAAATACACCTGCGGCTGCCGGAAGTAACATCATGCCGGGCTTTTTAAATCTTGATAATAAACCCTTACCTTTTGCCTTTTGCGCCTGATCGCCAAGTACGACACCCTTGGTTCGTTTTGGTGATGGAATTGCTGGTGATACACCGGCAATCATAGATGACGGACTAACCTTTGCAAGATCAAATTTAGTACCGGGTTCAAACCGCAAGAACGCAAGAGCTGTGTCTAAATCAGCTCTATTGCTATCAAATCTAGGACTACGTGTAAGTTGATCGATAGTTCTACCAGACGCTAATTCTTCAGCAACAAATTTAATGTCACTTGCTTCTTTTGTAGTAACCTTATCTGCTTTTCGAGTACTAGCGTTCCACCGATCAATGTCAGAATTGACTTTAGTGACCCATTCTTCTGGCTTAAGTTCTCCCATAAACTGTTGCGGTACATAATTTGTTCCAGTTGTTTGACCAGTCTTGACTTGATATCCTTGGCCAGTTGGTCCTTTTTTGCCAATTGCAGCTCCCTTTGGAGGTTCTTCGCCTGTTTCTTCAGCACGTTCCACATTCTTGATTGCCAGATCTGCGGTTGGGTTTTGCCTACCACGATTTTTTGCTGGTGGTCTAGGAATGCTTTTTTCAAGTGCTACCGACACAGCTTTCTGCAATGAAACAACTTTACGTATTGCATCTGCTTGTGATGTCGAGTTTGCAATAATTGATAGCATGCCTCTTTGTCGGTTTGGATCTTTTAAAAACTCGCTTAATGCTTCTGCTTGTAATGCTGCTTTGACTTCACCAGAAACATCACGTTTTTCAATTGCGTCATACTTCTTTTTAAAATCTGGATTCCAGAATAAAAAGTCTTTGCTACCCGGCCCTAAACGTTCAGCCATTACGCCAATTGCTTGGTGTGCTATATCAAACAATGCGGCTTGATCCATTGTTTGTGCGCGACCAACACCGGATGCGCCAGATAGTTGTTTAGGTAATACTTTACCTTCACGTAATCCTGTTACAATGCCATCTATACCGGCTACTAATCCACCTGTAATTCCCTTTGTAGATATACCTTTACCAATTAAGTTTTTAGACTGTTGTGGTATAGCTCGTAGAATTCCAATTAATTCTTTGTAATCTACATCTGGATCACCCTTGCCATACTCAATTGCGTTAGCAGCACGACCAACACCCAAACCTTGAATAGCTCTTCTAACAGATGTTCCAGCTAACTCATCAGTAAGTTCTTGACGTTCATACGCTACACCTAATCGCGCTGCATCTTTTACAAACTTATCCCATGCCTGTGGATCTTGATTAATTTTCTCCATTAATCCTTCAGGTGAATAAATCTCGTAATTTATTGGGCCTGCTGGCAATCCTTTTTGTGGAGGACGTGCTCCGGGACGCGCTGGACTATCTTTACCAACAGTTCCATCAGCATTAATCATGTATGGCGACACGCCGAATTTACGATATCCCCGTATGAAACTTAATACCGTTTCTGGGACATCGACATTCATTTCGGTTGCTTTTGCTTCTTTAATCAATGTACCTTGTACATCAAGCAGGGCACGTCTTTGTTTTAATCGTTCTGGTAAGTTTGCGTCCCTTACATCTGTGGCACTAGTAGTTACATTGCCACCACGCATTTCCCTAAATGTAGTAAGTAATTGCGAATCTTTTGGAGCCAACCTCATAAGGTCTGTCCAGAATTTAGGAGAACCAGCAGCTTGATTTGATGCAATTGTTAATAATTGCTGCCTAAAGTCATATGGAGATTTTTTATTTGCTGCAGCAATATCTGGATCAGCAGCAGCTAATGGTTTAAATATTTTACTGACGTAATCTTGAACTGCAGGTGTTTTTAATTGGTTAATGGCATCATCAAGTAGGAACTCACCTTCCATTCCTCTTGATTTAATTTGAATGTCACCACCTTCTGTAAACGAAACCTTGGAACGCGTGAGACGTGCAAGGTTCCTTACAAGGTTTTCTTGCAAAATTCCTTCTCGGTCATACGTTCTCTCAACTGGCTTACCATCAGCACCAACAGTACTTGGTCTATATGGGTTACGCGCTATTGTTTTAGCTACGTTTAATGGAAGCATTAACTTTAGCTGATCAGGCGTTGCATATGGAGAAATCTTACGAGCAAACACACCCCAGTCAGGTGGGTTTTGTAATAATGCTGCAGTCGCTTGTTTTACACGAGCTTCAAAAGCACGAGCTGCAGGAGAGTTTGGATCTTGTCCTGTACCGCTACCAAACCAATCAAGTTTAGTAATTTGCTCGACTGCATTAGCTACATCAAGTCGCTGAGCTGCAGATACAGCTGGGCCAGAAACAGATTTTCCAGTAACAGGGTCAACAAGGGCACCATCCTTACCTACTTGTGTTCCAGTTTTCATTGCTTCCATTAACTGGATAGCACTTTTGTTTCCAGAACCAAATGTCTGAGACAACAAACCCTTTTCTGCTAAATCTCCTACATTGTTTTCCAACGCGGACATAAATGGAGATTTTGCTTTAAATAGCGCTTCAACTAATCCAAGAACCGCTTGTTGCTTACCACCGACTGCAGTGCCAGCGTATTTTTTATCAAAGTCATCACCAATACGCTTAAGAACAATAGCCCGCGCTGCACCTATTACTTCTTCTTTAAATTTGCGTGTTACATCTTGTACAGTAACACGACCTTCTTCAGCCCAGTCTTCTAAGTCTTTGTTTGCAACCTTTAAATTTTGATATTCTTCAAAAGTATTGCCGTTTTGTAACCAACCAATTAATCCCTTACGCATAAGGTTGGCTAGTGTGTCTTGCCCAATAAGTTTAGATGTAAGACGTTTTCCAGAACCAAATTCACCAGCTTGACGTAATGCGCTGTCAAATAATTCCTGCGCCTTAGTCATGTATTCTTCTTGAACATCTTTTGGCACACCATTTGCAGGATCTGACAATAGACCATTCAAGGTTACTAAGTTGCCAAATCCATCAGCAATAGCTGTACGGTTAGCCCCACTTGCACTGCTATAAACTTGTGCTACACCCTCAATGTAACGAGCTGCATCTGCTGATACTTGAGTATTTTTTGTTCCACCACCAAGATCAGCAGCCGTCCTTGTAATGACGTTCATTCGGTCAATTGATGGCTTGTTTAAATATGTTCGTAGAAACGATCCTGCTGATTGATTTCCAATAGACCTAGAAATAATTCCTAATATTGCAGAATTACCTTGTGGTATACGTGAAAAATCCATTGTTGTTTCCATGGATTTTGCACCAGCAACATTGCCGGAATCTACAACATCAACTTTTCCTCTTGTATCACCACTGGCTTTTGCATTTATTACTTGTTCTAGTAATTTGTCGTATGCAGCAGATGCTTGACCTACTGCTTCACGTGTTCCAGCAATTTTGGTTTTAATGTCAGAAATAACTACGTCTACGGGACGACCAGTACGTTCTGCAATACTAGTGATTTCTGGTGTAGCACGTTCAATGAATGCATCGATATCCATTGACCCTGAAAATGAGGATGTGCCACTAACAGCAGTACGTTTATTTCCATCTGCTTTACCACCAGTCCTTACTTTTTGTACTGGCGTATATACATTAGGCGATACTGTTTCTCCTGTTGCAGATAATCCACGAGTAACTAAATCTTCAGTGTCAACTTGTCCAACGCGTTGTTCTTCTTTACGACCTGCAATATCACCTAACTGTGCAGCACGTGGCCCCGGCATAGTTGGTGTTGAAGCTTTTAAAAATTCAAATGGGTCTACAGATGTTGTGGCAAATCTTGCAATACCAAGCCGCTCAAATATAGGCATTGCAATCTTATTTACTTCTGCTTTAGGTGCACCAGAAGCGATTAATTTTCTAAGTTCTTTTTCATCATCAGGATTTTTTGCAAGAACGTTATCAATTCGCGCTTTAACTAGGCGTGGCACACCACCGGGAGATACGTTTAAATCACCCTTCATTTCTGTATTTACTGGTGGAGCAGGAGGTATAGCTGGTGGCGCAGCAGCTGGTGTAGGAGCGCCTTGCCCTACCATAGCTTTGTCTACTTTTTCCTTATCCGTATCTGCAGGATTACCTAGTAATAAAGAACGAAAAGATGCCATGACTTACTCCACTGTTACTTTACTCGTAAAAGCCTTGGGTTAGCTTTCTTTGCTTTGGCCGATGCTTTACGTGTAGCAGAAGCCAATATGGCACCAGCAGCTTTGCTGCTGATGCCTTGTTTCTTTGCAATGCTACTTTGCACTGCTTTAAATCCGGGATGTGCTTTACTCGGCATTACTTCTTCTTAATGCCAAGCATTTTACTCATAGATGCTGGTTTAGTATTCATCATTGGCTTACGACCAGACATAAGTTCACGTGGAACACGATCTCCGGTCTTTAGCCCAATTGCACTTGCGCCAGTTGTTGGTTCAGCCGAGGATGGCTTTGATGGTGTCTTATACTTAGGCTTAGCCTTTGGTACGGCATAACCCATTTCAGCATATGGAACTTTATCGCCAGTCTTTAAACCAATGGCAGATGCTCCAGTTGTCGGGTCGGAAAGTTTACTGTTTTTACCTTTTTGCATAACACACCTCTGCTAACAATCCCAAGCTCGTAATGATTTATTGATTCTACTATTTGGATCATTAGCTGTTTTAGCAGATGTTCTAGACCTTTTCATACCTTCCATTCTTGCACAGAATGATTTTCGCCTAGATGCATCTTTAGCTGTTTTAGGATTTGGAGCAGGAGGTTTTAATTTGGATCCAGTTGTACGGTTAAAATGCGCACGTCCTGCAGCATTTAAACCACCTTTAGGATTTTGATACTTCTTAATAACTCCCATAGTAGACACCATTACCTTACTTAGTGTAATAGCATCATACTATAGATAGATACACCGTACATTACTTACAGTACAATGTAATATGCATAAACTGACACCAAGAGAAAAAGAGGTCATTATTGCAATCGGCAATAAGATGACCTCTAAGCAAATAGCTAACAAGTTGTCGTTAAGTCCGCGAACTATACATGCTTACCTAGAGAATATCTATTGGAAGCTAGGAGTAAGTGGGCCTAGAGCCAGACTTGACGCATACAACATTGCGTTACAAAACAACTTACTAGATTAATCAGCAAACGGATCGTCAATATCGTCTGTCGCAATAGCTCCAGCAGGACGTGGGTTTGGTGGAGCTGCTTGTCCGTCTTGCTCTTTACGTGAGTCAAGCAATGTCCACTGGTCAATCAACACCTTTAATCCTTGGCGCTTAATTCCTTCTTTGTCCGTATAGTTATCAATCTGGATCTTCCCAGTGATTGCAATAAGGCGACCCTTCTGCGCGTAGGTACTTAATGCATCAGCAGTTTGCCCAAATGCTGTACAGCTAAAGAAGTCTGTTTCTTTCTCACGACCCTTACGGTCTACTGCAATACGAATATTGCACAATCCTTTGCCATTACTTGATTGTTTATGCTCAGGTTCTGCAACAAGACGGCCAATTAATGTAACATGATTCAACATATTGTTTTCTCCATGCGTATTATACCGTAGGTAATGCGTTAAGGATGTGCAATAGTATACTTGCGGTGGAGGTGTGTTATGTTACGACAAATGATCCAAGGAATGATGAAGGGCAAATCCAAGATGAAGCAGGGTATGTCCAAGGGTATGAAAAAGGGCAAGTCTGTTCCGGCAAAGGAAAAGAAAGCTTGCCCTTATTGCAAGTCTGCAAATTGTAAGTGCTAACGACTAGCGTCTATTTCTAAAGGCGTAAGATCTTCAGATAAAAGTCCAGAAGCAAAATCTTGTAGTTTCTGGGCTTTATATCTGTCTTTAAATAACGCAGCACCTAAAAACCAAATGGCCTTTAAGATGTCATTATTGTAAGTATTACCCGGTTTATCACCAGCTCGTTCAATATACTTAATGCACGAAAACTCTTCTGGGGTTAAATCCCATTCCCATGCAACCTCTATTGCTTGAATGCGATGCTTGCCATAGTGCCTATTGTCAATCACTAATAATCACCAGTACTTCCAAATCCACCATCACCTCTTGATGAAGAGGTGATATCTGCATCGAACAATACGCCTGTACGTACGTCAATAGGGTCTACAATTGCTACAGGGGCTATAACTAATTGAGCAATTGCCATACCGTTCAGGACAATAAACTCTTCCTGTGAAGCATTTTGCAACAACACTTTGATGTTTCCGGTGTAGTCTCGATCAATTGTTCCGGGTGAGTTTAGAACAAAAATGCCGTACTTGTACGCCATTCCTGAACGCGACCTGACTTGTGCTTCATATCCTTTAGGGATAATTACAGACCACCCTGTGTCAATAAGTGCCCTTGTGCCGGGTTTTAGTACAACGCGTTTATCGATGTAGGCTTTGAGATCTAAACCACTAGATAAGTCAGTTTTGCGTATTGGCAGTACGCCCTCATCTTTTTTACCGTTCCAAATAAACTCAACTTGCAGCATTGTTATTGGTTACTTCTTCAAGTTTTTCCACTAATTCACCAATTACATGGTTCTGAAAATCAATAAACCACTTATTTGGAACCTTAACGCCTGAACGCATTGCGTTGGTGAGGTACGTAACTGCCCCAATGTTTTCACATTGCGTAGCAGTACCGGATTTATCTGTAATGATGTAACGCTTTGACGGCGTTAACTCAACATCAACATCGCTATCACGACCAATTCGTAGCATATACATAACTATTCTCCCTATTCTGACTTCAAATAATACTTTTCAAACGCAGTTGTAGTGCATGGCAGTACTTCCTTCAGTACATTCCAGCAGTCAATTGCAATTAACCGATGTTCTTGCTGTGTGTGGCTATCCATTCGCACTCGGCAGTAATGCAACCAATCCCGCACAGTGCCTTTCATATACAGGCGTGTACCAACACACAGTGGCAATACCATCCTAGCGGACTCAAGTGCTACACCAGACTTGACAAGGTCGTCGTATGCACGAATGGAATAAAGCACTGGAGCCAATGCTTTGTTGTCCATTTCATATTGCGTTTCCTTATCTTCAAACATTACGCTACCTTGCCTATTTGTAGCTCCTTTACGGCGCATTACAGGTAGGTCTAACTCAATCTTGGACGGATTAGCGTATCGTTGGCTAAATTCTTGGAAATGGAAGCTTCTATGGCGCAACATCTGAGCTGAAACAGCCCTAGATGTGTAGATCTCCATGACTACATCAACCATCTCAAATACAGACCAGTGACCTTCCTTCATACAGTAGTTGAGTAAACGTACATACTCAGGATTATCTTGGTTCTCTGACGAGACACGTGCAAGGTGAATCATAAACTCTTCTGCGTCAGGTTGAATGTACTTAAGTGTTGCTGCCATCTTTTCTCCTATGCTCCAGACGGGACTCGAACCCGTACACCTTGCGGTAACAGATTTTAAGTCTGTCGTGTCTACCGTTCCACCACCGGAGCCTGACTGTATTATACCGTAGGTATATGTGGTAATATGGATGCACAACGCGATGAAAACTTAAAAGTCCACCCATCATGCCTTGAGATATTTTGAGTCGAGCGAAGTAGAAAGCCCCTTCACAGAGGGGCTTTTTTATTTGACTGATCGGTCTGGATTACGTTTAAAAGACCTGTTTGCCGATGGTTCTTTAAGTATTAGATTGCGCATAGTATTTGATCCGCCCTTAGATAGTGGCTTTTTATGATCAATGTCTTTGCCTGTGCGGTTAATGCCTTTAGCATCCATAGCCCTACGAGCCTTTTGTCGCTCCATGCGTAGCGGATGTTCACCACGAGCTTTCTGTTGTTCGTATTCTTTCTTGTAAGGGCGAGCTTTATTTACGTACGGCATCGTCATTGTCCTTATGTCGAACTATTTCGACACCTTCTATTTGCGATAAGCGCCACATTGTATAGAAGTGACGTATTGACTTATTGTCAATATCAGCTTTAGTCACATCGTTTTCATCACACCAGTCACGGAATGATACGTAGTCTCTGTAATCACAAGCTTTGTTCCATAGAAACATTACTAGTGAGGCAGCAATTACTCCTACGAGGACTGATTCAACTTGCATCAGTAACAATTCCTACCGCCTTAATTGCTTTGCGTTTTGTACCGCCAAAATACTCGACTGCACCTAGTGACTTTGAGATCTCTACATTGAGTGTAGTAGGTGACTTATCTGTTTTGACGTGTACTAATCGTCGTCCGTATTTATCTGCTTTTTGTAATACCGTAATGCTAAATCGTTCAGATGTATTTTGTCTTGATGTAAACCATTCTTTTGCTGTTTCAGCAGCTGCCTTACCCTCGGCAGTGTTCTTCTCTGGTGTATCCACACCAAAGAGACGACAGTGCTGATCCACAAGCCAGATACCAAAGCCAAGATCAATATCACAAACAAAGGTATCGCCATCAATCAGCCTTTTATATCTAATGCCATATTCGTACATAGCTTAGTATAACAAAAAAAGACCAGCGTGGCTGACTGGTCTTTTCTGTTTGCAGAGTTTGAGTATGTCGGGCAGTAAGCTGGAGTCTTCTGCTTTCTATACATAAAGCTCACCTCTCGGTGGCACGTTAGTATAACACGTTACTTCTTAATGCCAAGGAGTCTTCCGTAATTAGTTTCCTTGTTCCATTTAGCAACAGCATTGTTTTCATCTCGTGGAGACATACCTGCTCCTTTTTGCGAAGCAATGATAGCCCCTAGTGTTCCAACACCTTTAGCCAACGGGCTTGCTAACATACTGCTACTAGCGGCTGCCTTACCAGCTGTCTCCATAGGTGAAGGCTTGCTCGCCTCAGACTTAGGCGATTTTGTAGAGCCAGTCAATTTGTTATTACGCACTAAATCTTTTTGAAGAGTTTCTGAATCTAATTTAAATTTTCGTAGTGGATTTATCTCTTCATAATATGCATCTGTGCGCGGTACGTTGAGATAGTCTCTTTTATAAAAACCTTTATACGGCCTGTTTGGTGAATCATATAATGTACCAATGTCAGTGAGACGATTTACAGTAATTGATGCCCTGTTGTTTGCTAGGCGAGTAAGTTGTTTACTTTGCCCGGGTGCAACGTCTCCTGTGCGCTGATTTACCTTTGTTGGTGGTGGAGATATTGGGTAGGTATCTTTTTGTTTTTTACTGGTCTGTGGCATGGTGTTACTTCTTGATATTCATTCCACGGCGGTAGCGATCTTCTTTTGGTGCGCTGTTACTCTGCGTACCACCTAATGCAGTCTTACCAAATCTTTTATGTATACCTGCGTAGTCCTTTTCTTCTAACAACATAGCTGCGCGGTCTTTAGCTTTTTGTGCTTTTTTATAGTCACCAATTTTCTTTACGTTTGCAAGTTCTGCTTTTTCCCAAAAGTCATTTATTCCTTTGTGGTGCATAAAGTAGGCAAGTAATGACATTGGGTCATCATAGTTTGGGCGAATCGGATAACCTTTACGGCCGGATATAGACTCATCGTCTACTGAAGCGACATTAAGATTCCAAGGGCTGTTTGGATCTTTAGGATTAATAAGTTCGTTGTGCTTTAACTTTGGGTCTTGTGGCATGACAGTTACCTCTGCCTAAGTGTACACCAACATAGCATGGCAAAGCCACCGTAAGGGAGAAAGAGAAAGGACCTTACGGCGGCATCAC